GGGCAGTCAAGAGTTTGTCAACCCCTTTTTACAAAATATCTGCATCCCAAACTTTCTGTGCAAGTCCGTCTTGCAGACGATAGGCTTCTTTCTCCCAAGGCAAGTCAAAGTATTTTGTGTCCTGTGGGACAGTCTTTGCCTTCCACTTGAAACCAGTATCAGACATTTCTTTGCGATAATACTGTTTTACATGAACCATCTCATGACAGATGGTAGTCACCAAATCTTTGAGTGTTAAGTCTTTAGAACACTCAATCTCAAACTCACGATTGTCATCACCCATCATACACCAACCAACTGCATCTCCAGTTAGTTTCTTGATGTTTACAGTAATGTCTAGAGTCCGAACACGGGGCATCAACTCCTTAATCATGAAACCGACAGTCTTCTGCACGATTTCTCTCTGGAACTTGTTACCACCTTTTACTTCGATTAGGTTCATATTTACCTCTTTTCTCAAACTATATGTATATGCTATCAGAACAAAATAACTTTGTCAAGGCATAAAGCAAAAAAAAAGCCCTTGAAAAACAAGGGCTTCCAAAAAAATTTGAACTTTTTTTGAGGTAGGGCAAGATGAGGAACAACTTGAGAGAGAGTTGAGAGAGAGGTGTTGCCCTCATCTTGTTCTTTTATAGTAACTGATAAGTCACTAAATGTCAATAGATTTTAGTCCATCAATTCAAAATGAGGTGCATCAATAAATGGTCTACGCCCCTCTGAACGGCGAGTATCAATGTAAGAGTTCATTGCATCTTCCATTGTTCCATCCCATTCACGAATGTCTGAGACAGTCCATGCAGCGCCCCAGCGAACTTGAACACCACACTCTTGTGCAGCCTTCTTCATCGCATCGGCAATCTCATCATAGACATTGAGTTCCCAACACCCACGGCCGTCAACATAAGCCATCAAGTCGACCGCACGGCCTTCTAGGTGTTTACTCTTCATAGTCTGTGATGCACCTTTTGCTACAAGCGCTTCTTGTTCTGCCTGAGTTCTGAGTCCCTGAATAACTCCAAAGTCGATTTCAGTATACTCGATTGCTTTCTTAACAACTTCTACAAGTCGTTCATCTACACCCTCTAGTTTTCCTAGAGAACGATTTGATAGTTTGTAACCCATATTTTTAACTCCTGTTGAATGTGGATTTTAACCATGTGAGAATAGTTTCTGGGTCAGTGCAAGTGTAAGGATCATCCTCACAGTTATCTACACGCCCTGGCTCTTCCCAAAATTCTTCAATGACACCATTATTAATAATAGCGGCATAACGCCAAGAGCGTTGTCCGAATCCTAGATTGTCTTTACAGACTAACATACCCATCTGACGAGTAAACTCACCAGAACCATCTGCGATAGTTTTCACTTTTGTGATACCTGAGTGTTTTGCCCAAGAGTTCATCACAAATGCATCGTTCACTGATACACAGTAAACTTCATCAATTCCATGTTCTTTGATAAAATCATAGTTTTCTTCAAAGCCTGGAAGTTGATAGGTAGAACAAGTTGGAGTAAATGCTCCAGGCAAAGAGAATAGAACTACCCTCTTATCACCAAAGTAATCTTCGCTTGTTTTGTCTTCCCAACGATAGGGGTTTGGGCCTTCAATTGAATCATCACGAACCCTAGTCTTGAAGGTGACTTGGGGGACGCATACGCCTTCTTTCATAATTTAACCTCTGATAAAATTGTCGTTCCAACCAAATGCTTCTTTTACAACTGCCGCACTGAGTCCTTTGTAGACTTGGTGCAGTTTCTTGTCTTTCGCATTGATTAGAAGTTCTGCTTCTGATTTGTGCAGTCCTTCGAGCATTTGAATAAACATATTCTCACGCTTGAATCCAGCAAGTTTAGGATTGCCTCCACGAATGAAGTTAAACAACTTTCGTGCTTCTTTTCTTAGGACTGTATGTTCTGTTCCTTCTTCTGCTTCGTTTGGGGTGAAAGGAACTTTACCCTCTGGAATCAACCACTCAATGTTAGGGTCGAATGATGATTTGATAATCATCCTTAGTGGTTCACAATCGTATTGTTTAAGGATTTCGATTTTCTTATCCTTAGTTTTTGCGTTGTGAACTTTCTTTAACACTTCTGCAAGTGTTGGTGTATATGTGTCAATCGCCATATTAAAAGTCTCCAATATCGTTCATAAGATTTTTCAATCGTTTGTTTATAAAGTAATTTAGTAGTTTGCTTCTGTCGCCCTCTGGTGCATTCTGGTATTCTAGAATGATTTTCTCCTTGAGGTCATCAGGAATGCAATCTAAATCAATTAAAGTTTTGTTGCGCTGATAGTTACGCATCATCTCTTCAGAACAGAAGTCTTCTGGTTCTAGAGATACCCATGTCTCAATCTTTTTCTTAGACATAGGCTTCTGACGCAACTCGTCAACAAATGTATTGTCTGGTGATAGGAAGTTTGGAACACCATCACTTCTATCTCCTTTCAATACATGTTCTTTAATATATATCTGTGGGTCAATACCGTTCACAAATTTCTTTTGCACTGGACTATATTGTTTTACAAAGTTGTGTTTTTGCAACTGAATAAAGTCTTTGTCACCAGAGAGAATTAGAACATGTTCAAACTCACTTGGTGTTTCTGCAATGTGTTGGATGATAGCAGCGATACAATCATCTGCTTCTGCACCCTCTACTTCAAGAACTTTATAGGGGAAAGTTTCACGAATCTCATCACGAATATTATTGAGTGTATCAAAGATAAGTGGCCAGTCCAATCCAGACGCAGCCCTATCCTTTTTACGATTAGATTTGTAATTGGGGAAGAAGTCTCTTCTCCAATACTTTTTGCTGTCATAACAAAGAACAAGTTCACCAAATGCTTCACTAAACTTACTACGATAAGAACGCAGAGAGTTCAAAACCATATGCCGAACTAGGTCTTCATCAACATCATTTTTACGAGAACCAATAGACATCATCAGATTACTGATAGTCACTTGGTTCATATCAACCAATATCATAGTATATCCCAACCTAGTTGTTTTACTTTACCTAATATATAGTGTTTCTCTTTAACCCAATCATGGGGCCCAACTGGATTGTCTACGGTTTCGTCATCATTATAGTATGTGACAGTTTCTTTCCAATCAAATCCAAACATGTTTACCTTTAGAGGGTTACTTCTTTCTAATATATCAAAAGCCATAATACCTGCTGATGGGCGACTTGTCAATACATTTTTCAGATTAGTCCAATAAGGTTTTGGATAAGTAAGAAACTCATCTTCATCTGAATACTTTCGCCATGTCGAGTTCCGATTGCCTCCAGACATATGCACCAATCGTTTCATGCCTGGGTATCCACTTGTGGTTCGATATCCATCAATCAACAATCGAACTGCATTAGAAGCGAACACAAAGGTTGTCTTAGTCCCTAGATATTTTGGACTTACAAACCTACCAACTTCACTTGCATATGGATATGCAAAATTAAGCCTAATGACGATATCATGTTTGTCTATGAAACTACCCCACTCATGGAACTTGAAAATAGACTTTGCATTACCAATCAATGCAACATTCTTACCTTCGATAAACTTTTCTAACTCTTCATATGTTTTCATAACAAACTAAATTGGAGCGGCATAGGAGAATCGAACTCCTATCTTCAGGGTGGAAACCTGACATAATAGCCTTTATACTAATGCCGCATGGTGCTGGTTGAGAGACTTGAACTCCCGACCTGATGATTACAAATCAACTGCTCTACCAACTGAGCTAAACCAGCGTTATTCTTCCTCTTCATCTTCAACTAGTAGTCCCTTCATCAACTCTGGGTCGAAAGTGACACTAATCTTTTTATCTTCTTTCTTTGCAGTTACAAATGTATCTACAACATCTTGCAATGGATGACTGATACCCAAGTCACGATAGATTGCAGACTTTACTAATTCAATCAATACTGCAATATCACAAATGAATGCTTCGTTCTCTGTGTCGATGTTGTTTTCATACATGTTATGTATCATGTTCACAACCAACCCTTCTGTGAGTTGTTCTGCAAACAACATATCTTGTTGCAACTCTAAACCAGAACTGTCAACCTTGATATCAAAGTTTGGATTTCCTTTAAGTGGAAACTGAATAATCTTACCGTTGTCTTCCACTCGGCATCTCCTCTTCCATTTCTCTAGTCCATTCACAACCAATGTCTGGATACCAGACACCAACACTTCTTTTGGGTGTTCCGTCTGGGTGGTATGCCATTACAACACAAACTGTCTTTACCTTGTTCTGTTGATACTCACCCCAAAACATATCTAGATATGTCCCTGTCTTCAGATAAGTCTCAAGGTTACGAATGTAACCAGAGATGGCTGCAACTTTTGCTTCTGCACCCTTTACCTTTGCACGAACATTTGCTCGTTCTGATGACAACAGTGATTTCTGTGTCTTAATCCACTGTTTGACTTTCTTGTGTGACCATTGATGGTCGTCACCTTTCGCCAAAACATCTGGGTGAATTGATTTGTATTCTGGGGGGTTTTCTTTTAGACGCTTTTCACGGGCAGCGGCAAGACGCTCTGCGGCTGCAGCCCGTTGTTCTGGAGACATAGGTTTTCTACGCTTCCGAACTTTCTTTTCAACTGTTGCATCATTTTCACGCCGCATTCGTTTTGCCATTTTATCACCATGCTATTAGTAACCGAGTTCTTCTTTACGCTTCTGCATCTTTCTTTTGTATCGTCTAGTTGCAGCCGCTTTCGCTTTTCTTTTTTTAGTCCCTTTGGACTCATAGAAAGTTCTTTCCCTTAGTTCTTGGAAAAAACCATCTCTTTGCAGTTTCTTCTTTAGGACACGCAATGCTTTGTTTACATCGTTGTCCCTTACAGTGACGGTCATACCTTGTGGTTTGTCGTCAAAATTTTTCTTTCTAGGTTTATTATATTTATTATACCTCATTTGCTCCTCATAATTGGCCTGCCCTGTAGGACTCGAACCTACGACCCACAGCTTAGAAGGCTGTTGCTCTAATCCAGCTGAGCTAAGGGCAGATTGTTAGTTTACTGTCCAGTTACCTTATTGAACTGAACCCTATAGAATCGTCCCTCATGGAAAAACTCAACCACACTATGCGAATAGACTTCATTCGACTGTGTTGTATATGTTGTCTTGTTTTGACAACGGTTTTCCTGACGGTATCCAACAATCTGTTGGTTTCCTTGTTTCTTATCAGCAGATACCATTCCACCGATTACTGCCCCTGCAGCTGCACCCTTATCGTTACCAGTGACACCTTTACCAAGCAGTCCACCGATAATCATTCCACCAAGCACATCGCCTGCACTTGCACCATTAGAAGTGCTTCCATAGATAGGAACTTCAACCACACTACATACTGTTTCTGTATGTGGGATGTTCTTAGTCACAGTCTTAGTGAAATCTTGCACTTTGACATCTGCCGCAAGGGCAGGAGTAGTCATGGACGCAAGAAGTCCAATCGCTAACATTTTTTTCATGTTTGCTCCTTTCATTCTATAATCTCAACAACCTCACCAGTTCCGAACAACTCGTAACCACCATCACATTCAGTGATTTTTACAACAGTCTCCAAAACGGCACACATCACTTTGGCAGCTCCAACTGCCTCTTCTAAAGTTTCGTAAATCATTACAACCTCTTTCTCACACATTACTTCTTATACTATCACTAATTTTTCCACATGTCAACAACTTTTACTAATTCTTTTTCACCATTTTTCAAAGTTTTTGTCATGATGAACCCCTGTTTTTCAAGAGTGTCGAGTGTATTTGCAATTGCGCTTTCCACTCGTGATTTGTCTGATGACATTCTTCCCCACTGGTAAAATACCCAAAGGACAAGAGTTGCCACGATTGCATGTGTTATTGCATCCATTTAACGCTCCAATACTACGAAATGTCCAAAGTATTTATCGAACACTTCCAAAAGATTTTCGTAGTCGCCAGATGTCATTTCTTCAACGATACTGGCGCCATCGAAACCTAACTGTTTTGCAAACTCAGTTGCACGAGCCATTAGGGAAAAAGCATTTCCCTCTGGGCCAGTTAAGTCGATGACAATCTCACTAGGCGGCTGCTTTTGACGAATCATCTGCAAACTCCTTTTCAAAATCCAAAACCATATCCTTCTTCTCAATCAGAAGTTTCTCAACTGCCCAAAGAGCCATGCGTTTCTCATCTGACGCACCCTCATTCATAGCAAT